CGCGAAACGGGAGAAGAAAGCTAAATCCTCTTTTGTTCTAGACTACAAAGGTCGTTACCGTTATCCACTGGTGAAAAGCCTGGAGTACGTGCAACAACAGGACGGCAGTTTCCGCTGGGAAATGGTCGAACTGAGCGAATTTGCACGCGCCCACGACGCAGCCCCTTCCGAGCCTGCCGTGGAACAGAAGCCTGCGCGCGCCAAGCGTCGCAATGCTGTCGAAGAAACCATTTCCCAAACCGCTGAATACGAATTTTGAGCATGGAAGAGCAAGTCATCCAGGAGACACCCGTGGTGACTCCTGACCAGCCCGTGGCTGGAGTCGACACCGCTCCCCAACCTGACCTCGGCGCTTTACGCACCGAATACGAAAGTCAGATTGCAGCGTTAAAAGCCCAAGCAACCGAAGCCGAGGAACGTTTCCAAGGCATCAAAAACAAACTCGACGAGGTCTACAAGAAGCAGGACGACCAGCGCAAAAAGACACTGGAAGACCAAGGCCAGTGGAAAGACCTCTGGGAGGAAGCCAACAAGACCGCCCAAGAAAAAGACCTCCGCATCGCGGACCTGGAACGCCAACTGGAGGACCTCCGCGCCTCCAACGAGCAAGCCACCATCCGCACCAGCGCTCTCTCCGCTATCAACCAGGCTGGAGCAATCAACTCAGAGCAAATGCTGCAGCTTTTGCAAAACAATCTCCGTAAAGATGCCAACGGCAATGTTGTCATCCTCAACGGTGGCGTGGAGCAAAACATCAGCACATATCTCAGCAATCTAAAAAACCCGGGCTCTGGATTTGAGCACCATTTCAAGCCAAGTTCGGCCGCTGGAATGGGAGCCAAACCAACACCAACTTCCAATGTTGCCCCTGGAATGGCTAACCCTTGGAAGGAAGGTAGTATTAACTTAACGAGGCAGATGGCCTTGGAAGCCTCCGACCCCGATCTCGCAGCAGTGCTGAAGAGAGAAGCCGGTCGGTAAGTCCCCGTGGGACACCATTTCAAGTCTGTGACTTGAACCCCCGCAAACCCAATCCCTGGAGCTTGAAATGGCCGCCCCATTTCAGAACTATTCCGGCGGTGTCCTTCTGGCGGACATCGTCAAGCGCAATAACCTCAGCACCTATGTGTCTGAGGCCATCAAGGACCGCAGCCTCTTCCTGAAGAGCGGCGCTGTTGTCCGCAACTCCCTGCTGGATGCCCGCGAAGGCGGCACCCGCATCCAAGTGCCCGAGTTCAACCCCGTGGCTCCCACCGAGGAGATCATGGATGGAACGGCCACCTGGGGCACCAGCAACGCCGGCTATCTGACCCCTCAGAAGATTGGCACTGCGACCCAGATCGCGACCATCTGCCATCGCGGCTTCGCATATGCGGTGGACGACGTCGCGATGCTCGCGGCCGGTGAAGACCCGATGCTTCACATCCGCAACCAACTTGCCGACGCCATCAACAAACTGAACAGCGCCCGCCTGTTCAGCCAACTGGCCGGCCTGTTCGGTTCTGCTCTGGCCGCCAACAGCCTGGATCTCGGCGTTGCCGCCGCTTCCGGCGCTGGCGAAGCCAATTTCCTGACCGGTGCCTCCGTGGCCCGCGCCCGCAACCTGCTGGGTGAGCGCGGCGACGAACTCGACACCCTGGTGGTGCACCCCTCCGTGGGCTTCTACCTGTATCAGGTGGGCCTGCTGACCTTCTCGACCTCCGCACTGGCTGCCTCCGGCGCCGTTGTCTGGGGCGGTGGCGGCGTGGGCGTCGGCGCCCGGGCAATCGGCGAGTTCGCTGGCTGCCGCGTGATCATGGACCCCCTGGTGAACACCGTTGCCCCTGGCACGGCTGGTCACCAGCGCGAGTTCTACTGCTATCTCACCAAGTCGGGCACCATCCTGGAAGGTGTGCAGCAGGACCTCCGCATCGAGGCCGACCGCAACATCCTGTCCAAGCAGGACGTGCTGTCGGTCGACTACCACGGCGCCTATCACATCATGGGCACCAAGTGGAACTCGGGCTCCGACAACCCGACCAACGGCACCCTCGCCACCTCGGGCAACTGGCAAGCCACCTACGACATCGACCTGATCCCCCTGGTTCAGCTCACCGTCAACAGCCCCCTCGACACCAGCACCATCTGATAATCAGAGTGCGTGTAGACCATGCCCCACTTCGGTGGGGCTTTTTTGTTGGCGCTACACTGAAACAAAGATCTAGTAAGTAGCTGTGCCAGCGACGATCAACGCTACTTTGAGCAGCGCGTCAGCCAATAGCTACGTCACGCTTGCCGACGCCGACGCATATTTCGAAACCGTCCCCAACTCCTCCACCTGGACCGACAAAACCACCGACCAAAAAAACCGCGCCCTAATCTCGGCCACTCGCTGGATCGACAGCCTCAACTTTTACGGCGACCGCTGCGATAACGGCCAATCCCTCAAATGGCCTCGCAACAATTACCACGTCGACCGCGTGGAGCTGACCTGCACCCTTATACCGGCCGACATCAAATACGCCACCTACGAGCTGGCACGCGCCCTAGCCAACGACACTGACGCTATCACCAACACCGAAAGTGACCCCGACGAGCTCTACCAAGAGGTCACTTTGGGAGATCTCAAAGTCCGCTACAAAGACAGCAAAGTAGAAAACCCCATCAACAACATCTTCGACGTCTACCCCTGGCTCCAGTCATACCTTGGTGCCTACACAATCGGTGGCGTAGGCGGCTACCAAATCCGCATTGTGAGGGGCTGATATGAGTCTCGTCGACACCACATTCGCCGACATTCCAGCCCGCCTTTTAGCGGACTGGGGCCAAAACGTGACCTACCTCAAGGCCAATACCGCCCCCACCTATAACACCACTACCGGCCAGGTCTCTGGAGCAGACACCAGCACTACAGTCCGCGCCCTAATCTTCGAGGCTAAACCCGAAGAATTCGAAGCTTCTTACCAAACAAGCGACCTCAAAGTCATCATCGGCAACGCCGAGCTTGGAGCGTACGTCCCAAGCATCCGCGACCGCATCCAGTACACCCAAAACAGTGCGACCAAAACTGGCCGCGTCATCCAGTGCAAAACCTCCCGCGGTGAAAACCCGGTCGTCCACACCATCCTCCTGAGGCCCCAATAATGGCCCGCAACCAAGTCTGGGATGCTCTGAAAGGTTTGGATCGCGTAGCTGCTTCTACTGTTTTTGTTGGTCCTGCATTAGCTGCGGAACAAGTAGTCAAAGATTTACAAGCTAAAGGACCTGTATGGACAGGAACTTTTGCGAATTCTTGGCAGATTAGCGGACCACAAGGACAAATACGCCGTGGTTCAGGGCAAGCGGGCGCACCACAACCTGTACCTGCACCGAGTTTCACAGGTAGACAGGCTGTATCTGCTCTTGCTCGTATCGTTGCATCTACTGATAAAGTTGTCTACACGATTTCAAACTTCTCTAATTACGCAGATCAAGCTACTGATAAAGCGCCGTTTAGATACGACGATATACCTGAAGGAGGTTTACCGGATAGGTTAGACATAAGAAAAGTTCGTTACGGAATACGTCCAGAAGGGGGTACACGAGGTGAACTGACAGGTGGTAAGCCGCGGAACCGCAGCACAGCACCAAAAGACTGGTTCTCCAAGTATGTTCAAGCCGGAGAACTAGACAAAGCCATAAAAATTAGTATGGACAAAGCATTACGAGGCTTTAAGTGAACTACCAAGCTATCCGCGCCGTCTTTGAGACTCCGCTTCTAACGGCATACAACAGCCTTTCCCCCGCTGTCCCTGTCTACTTCGACAACGTCATGAACGATGGCGCCGACAGCGCCGAAGAATTCGTCGACATCAACATCCAGTTCGGCCTAACCACCGAAAACTCCCTGACCACCAGCTTGGACATGGTGCGTGGCGTCATCGTCATTCGCACGTACACCCCAAAAGGACGCGGCCCAGCTCGCAATCAAACGCTAATCAACGTGGCTACCACAGCCCTCCAAACAATCAACGCCACTCCTAAACCTGCCACCGGCGTTTACGTCCGCACTGGATCCATCGACGGCCCCAGCTTCAGCCCCGATTTCGGTGGAACAACTCCAGATCAACAATCACGCCGCGCATTTACCCCGTTCTTCATTTCACGAATCGAAGCCGGATTCCAGGCTCAAGTTATTTCTTAATACCGAACTGCACTGGAGCTAACCTGTATAAAGCCGGGCTGTGCCCGCGACACCCTTACCACTGGTACGACCAATGGCCACCGTCCTGTCGGGCACCTCCGGCGCCCTCTACTACTCCCCTGCTGGCACCACCGCAACCTTCGGTGAGACCGACGTTAATGACACGACTGATGTCATTACTGTCGCCACCTACCTGAACTTCAAAGTCGGCGACCCCGTCAAGTTCAGCGTGGTGAACACCGAAACCGGCGCCGCTGGTACGGGCACCCTTCCTGCCGGACTGACCGCAGGCACCACTTACTACGTGATCGGCTACACCGCCGCCACTGGTGCGCTGACCATTTCCGCCACCCTCGGCGGTTCCAGCGTTGCCATCACCGATAACGGCACTGCTGTTACCCCCAACGCTTTCCAGGTCAACTACGCCGCCCCGGCAGTTGTGGGCTCCGTGCGTGAGTGGAGCTTCGAAATCACACGAAGCGAGATTGATGTTACAACCATCGGCCAAGCCGTTGGTCAGTACGCCCCCTTCCGCAGCTACATCACCGGCTTCGCCGACGGCTCTGGTTCCGCCACGGTGTACACCACCGATGACGACAGCAACCTGTCCAACCGGATGATTGAGGACGTGATCCAGCGTTCTCAGTCTGGCGCGACCATGAAGCTGTACATCGACCGCGTGGTGAGCGGCGGCACCGTCAACGACACCACCAGCCGCAGCATCACTGTTCCCGTGATCCTGACTTCGGCCAGCCTGACCGTGAACCCCGACGACGGCCAAAGCGTGGAAATCGCTTTCCGCCCCAGCGAAGCCCCCACCTTCGACCTGTCCCAGTCCTGATAGGCTCTTATCCAGCCAGTTCAGCACACTACGCCCCAGCCCTAACCGGCTGGGGCTTTTTACTTTCTATTGCGCTACACTACTTCTGTCTTATTCAGCAGCTATATGCCTGCCGCGCTTCGTGCAATCGACCGCCTCCGCAAGGCAGCAAACCTGGAGCCCACCAAGAAAACCGTGGAACTGAGCGACGGTTCCACCTTCGAAATGTGGATCACCCCTCTGACCATGGCTGAGCGCGAACGCGCCCAGAAACAAGCCAAATCCGAGGACGCCACCGCTTTCGCCCTCCAACTCCTCCTGCAAAAAGCCTGCGACGAGACTGGAGCGAAGCTGTTCAGCGCCGGCGAAATCGACATCCTCAAGAACGAAGTCAAGGACAAAGACCTCCAATCTCTGATGCTGGCTGTCCTGACCGACGATTCGGAGGAGCTCGACACCAAAAGCGCTTGAGGCCGAACTCAAAAAGGACGGATACTTGCGGGTCCAGTTCCTCGTAGCAGAGAAACTGGGCCTAACACTGAGCGATCTACGCAGCCGCATGTCCGAAACAGAACTCCTGGGCTGGTACACCTACTTCAAGATCCAAGCTGACGAGGAGCAGGCAGCGTACGAAAAAGCGAAGCGCAGCCGCCGCTAACCCGGCGGCTTTTTAACGGGATAGACTGAAAACCAGATCCAGGTATCAAAAAGCGTGGCCGCCTACAACGCCGATATCCAAATCAACGTTAAGGGCGGTAATGAGGTAGACGCTTTACGGAAAAAAGTAGAAGAGCTAGCAACTAAAATAACCGATTTAACATACGCAAAAGCAGAAATAAGCCCTAAATTACTTCGGCAATCGCAATTTTTTGTAGAACAAGAACGAAGGCTTATTTCCGCCAGAAACGAATATAACGAAGGTCTAAAAGAGTCCGTGATGCTTGCTGTGCAATTCCAGCAACGCATGGAAGCTATTGCACGCTTGGCGCAACAGAGTAGAGCACAAGCCGCTAAAACTTTACAGCCGGGGCAAGCTGCCGCAGGTTTACTACCTGCACAGGCTGCGTCTACACCATTTCGCATCGCAGAAAACAAAGCCGCTCGCATTGACGAAGCTTTTGCAAAATTAAGTGCTGCAGCAGAAGGCACCACAGCCGAACTGGTACGTATAGGTAATGAAGGAAAACAGTTTAAAGCATTACCCGAAGCAGGCAAAGCTACTGTAAATTACTTTCAGATAGCGGAAAGAGTCGCTCAACAGATAGATGCACAAAACGCTAAAACAGCCCGTGTTAACCGCGCGTTAGATAAATTAGCGGCAGCAGCCGAAGGTTCAATTAGTAGCGTAGTACGTATCCCAGAAGTATTTAGTCCTAAAGGCCTGCTTGCAGGTGCGCCAGGAGTAGCAGGATTACTACCCGCGGCAGGACAAACAGGAGGACGGCCCGTCACAGGTGTAAGCGCCGCATACGAGAACCTCCTAAATGCGCAGGTCCAACAGATAAACAGAGGAAGTCGTTTCGCAGAAGCGGTGCAACGCGAAGCACTACGAAGAACAAACTTAGGGATAAGCACAGCAGATCTACCGTTAGGTGCTGTACCAGGTCAATTTGGGGTACCGTTTGCAGGTACTCCGTCTAGGGGTCCCGGTGGTTCCCGCGGAGTCGGCCGCCCTGCGGCAGGAGGTGGAAGAACAGCAGGTCAGATGTTCGAAAATCTCGCCCTTGGCGCGGGCTTCCCCCTGCTGTTTGGCGGTGGCCCCGGTCAAGTCATTGGCGGTCTCCTCGGTTCGTTCGTCGGTACAGGTTTCGGCGGCCAGATTCTTGGCTCTGCGTTGGGCGGTCAGCTGGAGCAACTCGGTGTTGCAGCAACAGAAGCCGGCAAAGCCCTACAAAAACCGATCGACAACTTTGGCACGATCGAACAACGCGCACTGCTGGCATCCTCCAGCCAGGAACGTTACGTAAAACAACTCATCGATGCTGGTCAATACATCGAAGCTACCGCAGCAATACAAAAGCGGTATAACGAAGTAATCGGTACCCAAGGATCAAAAGATCTCCTGCAGCTGGCAAAATCATCCGATCTACTAAGCCGTACTTGGGGAGAACTAAACCTGCAGCTGCAAGCTGCAGTGGCTGGTCCTCTGGCGGCTGTGCTGCAGTGGATAAATAAAGTACTAAAAATAAATATCACAGAACCCGGAAAACAAGCTGCTAGGTTACAAGATTTTATGCAAAATCTGTCTCCTGAACAACGAAAAGAGTACTTTAAACGCAGTATGGATTTAGCAGCCCGAAACAAAGGTGTTGTAGATCCCAGGGCACTGCAGCGCTTACAAGAAGAGATGGTGCCTGGTTTTGGTGCTCAAGCTGCGCCCGTTGTCGGCTACCAAGCCACAGAAGCACAAGCCACCGCTTCGCTGGAACGCCGCCGCGAAATCCAAGACCAGATCACTAAATTACGCCAAGCCGAACTCAGCGCTGCACAGGCACAGCTCCAGCAAGACGTCTCAATTCTCACTAAGCAACAAGAATTCTCGCTCTCGCTAAATCAACAAT